CCGCCTACGGCTCCACCAACTTGGTGGCGCTCTCAGCTGCACAGAGCGGCGGCGGCGGCGGCGACACCCAACCACTGGAGGCATGAGCCCGATGGCTGTCACCAGCCCTGCTGTACCGGCCACCACGGTCGCCCAGCCCAATACCACTGGACAGCTGGTCGATGTAGCCGTGACCGGCGGCACGATCACCGGCATCCTGGTGCTGCCCAACCCAGCTCAGCCGCTGGTTGCCCCGGCGATCCCGGCGAGCACCGTGCAGACGGTCAACAACACTGGCCAGCCGGTTGCGGTCACGGTGACCGGCGGCACGGTGACCGTCATCGCGGTCGGCGGCGTGACCTCCGGGATCACCGCGGGCACCGTCATCGTCCCGGCGGGCGGCAACATCGCCATCACGTACTCGGTGGTGCCCACCTCGTGGACCTGGCAGCAGGCAGTGGGCGGTTTCCACGGCACGGGTATCCCGAATCCATCCTCCGTGTCGGTGCCCCCGGCCGCGGCCATCACCCTGGTCTACTCGGTTGCGCCCACCTGGGCCTGGACCAACCCGATGCAGGGCAACGGCTACACGCCGTATGCGCCCGCGATCAACTCCGTCCAGGGCAGCCAGATCGCCCAGCTGCCCTATCCCGCACACGCGGAGGGAGGTCTGACCGGCCTGGCGGTAGCGGTCAGCAACTGATAGATGGCGAGCCCGCTGTATGCAACCACCCCGGACCTGCGCCTGGTGCTGGACGGCACCGACGCTGGTATGGGCACAGCTGCCCAGCTGAGTGATGCCCAGCTGACGCTCGCCATCGAGGCCGCCTCCACCCGGGTGTCCATCTACACGGGCACCGTCTGGGACAGCTCCACCCCGGCCCTGGTACCACCGGACCCGCTGAAAGACCTGACCCTGGACCTGGCTGGCTGGTGGGCCACCACCTACTACTCCAAGCACAAGGAACTGTCCGCCAATCACCCGGTGGTGCTCCGCTACACCGAGGCGATGAAGGTGCTGGAAGATATCCGGGCGGGCCGGATCTCGGTCAGCGCTCTGGCCGGGGCGGTCGGTTCCCGGGTCATCAACCCCATCCCGGCCATCTTCACCGGGGCCGACAGCAACACCGTGTTCGACCCATCCACCGGCACGCTGCAAGCCGACACCCCAGCAGATCAGTTCAACAGCCGCCTGTTCGCGGGCTGGATGAGCGGGGTGGAGTCACCATGACGGCCGGGACGTTCAGCGGGCGCATCGATGAGCTACGGCACCGCACCGGATCAGACCAGGGCTGGCTGCGCGGGTCGGTCACGGTGGACCAGATCTACGCCCACTTCCAGCACGAGCGGCTGGACCTGCACCACCCCCGCGGCGGGCACGCCCGCTACCTGGCCGGGCCACTGGAATCCCACGCTCACGAATACCTGGGCGCGATAGCAGACAGCTACCTGGACGATGGCGGCAGGGACGCCATGATCCGGGCGATGGAAGACCTGTCTGACCAGGTGGAGTCTGAGGCCCCAGTGGAGTTCTGGGACCTGCGCCGGTCCGGCCACCCGGTTGTCCAGCTGGGCACCCGCACGGTCTATGACCGGCTGCCGCACCAGCACCGCCTCACCGACGCCGAGCTGAAAGCCAAGTCCCGGCTGCGCTACCTCCAGCTGCCCGACCGCCTCAAAGGCTGGATCTGGTGGCACGTGCAGCACCACACGAGCCCTCCACCACGCAGGGGGGCCAGGTGATGGCAAACCTGATGCGGCAGGAAGCACCGTTCCCAGAGGCGCTGGCATACCTGGTTGGGCGGCTGAGCTACCGGCCTGGCTGGAGATTCAGGCTGGCGCACATAGACCGGGGCCAGGACAGCAATGGTCTGACCCTGATCATCACCACTCTGGGCTACAACAGCTACCACCCAGCTGACGGCGAGACCTACCGGGTCAACCACTACATGCCGGTGCCGCCCGCCGCATTCGATCACCGCTCGTGGCAGCGGTGGCTATTCGACCAGCTCCTGCTGGTGGAGCGGCACGAAGCGATGGAGTTCTACACCATCCACGATTCACCCGGCAGTGAGCACACCGTGAAGCCGTACGCGCCGAGCCACGGGCCTGGAAACGACCCGTACATCGTGCGGGAGATCGGCACCGGCCTGGACCAGCGCACCAGTTTCCTGGGCGAGGTGACCTGATGGCCACCGCGCAGACCCAGGTGATCATCGATTTCATCACCAGCCTGGGCTGGGACACCCGGCCCGAGCTGGGCTACCCGATCGTGCCCGGTCCCTACATCCCGCCCGACCCGGACCGGCTGCTCATCATCACTGGGGCTGGCGGGCCGGGCTACACCACTGAGGAACCGGCCACCGACGCCGGGACCTTCCAGGCCCGGCTGCGCAGCGTGCCCGATGACGTGCTGGTGGCCGAGGCCGCGGCCGGGGCGCTGGACCAGCTGATCCTGCGGGCCAGATTCCCGGTGGTGATCGATGGGGTGCCGATCGTCATGATCTACCGGGCCGGTTCCGGCCCGACCCCGCTGCCTCTTGATCCGTCAGACCGGCGGTTCGAGCTGACCTGTAATTACACCGCCGTGATGGGAGTCTGAGATGACCCTGCCAAGCACCCGCGTGACGTGCCTGCCGATCCCGTTCAACCTGGCCCCGCTGGCCGGGACGTTCCCGCTGGCATCCACGCCTGGCTACGACGCGGGCAGCCCGAGCGCGATCACCGCGTGGGGTGCTATCCAGGGCATCCGGGTCCCGAACAACGGCCAGGTGATGGTCTACTGGGCGTCCGGCGCGACCCTGCCTGGCATCACCCAGGTACTGGTGGGCGACCCGATCGGCAACACGGGTGCCTTTGCCCCGGCCACCACCGAGCAGACGACGCTGGCGGCCAGCTCATCGGGCTGGCTCGGCCCGTGGTCCCCGAATACCTACAACATCCAGCAGGTCGGCAACACCTGGTCTGGCGCGATCAACACCCAGGTGGCTGTGGCCGCCGACGTGGGCTGCGTGCTGATCGACTTCACCACGATCACCACCCTGGTAGTCCGCGCGTTCACCCTTGTCCCCGTCCAGCCGTAGGAGGCCATGCCATGACCACATCAGCACCTGGCGGCGGGATGCCCGCAGCGAGCCCAGCCAGCGATCCGCCCAACGTGCTCAAGCAGGGCAAGGACACCGCGGCCGACGTGGCAGGCACTGGCCCGGACGGGCTGAGCGCCAAAGAGGAAAGCCAGCTCGGCGCGCTGCTGGACAAGCGCCAGCGGGCCAGGGCCGGGGGCACCACCCGGCTCAAGATCGATTCCGACCACGCCGAGGTGACCTACGGGGGTGTGACCGTGGGCCGCGACTGGACCGAGGTGCCCAGCGCGGTGGTGGCCGGGCTCGTGGAGGGCGCGGCCGACGCGGGCGTGCAGATCATCCAGGACCAGGAGAGCTGACCAATGGCCGGACCGCCACTCGTTTACACCCCGCCCAACTACACCACCACCAATGTCCTGTACGGCACGGGCATCCTGTTCACCGCCATCCCGGGCACCGCGCTGCCCTCAGACCAGAACCTGGGCCTGGGCACGTCCTGGACCGGGCTTGGCTGGGCGTATGTGGGCGCGACCGAGGCAGGCGTGACGGTCACGTTCAACCCGTCCACCCAGAACATCAACATCGAGGAACAGCCCACCCCGGTAGCGGTGGCCATCAACACCGCTGACCTCCAGATCACCGCCTCGCTGTCCGAGGAAACCCTGGCCAACGTCAACCTGGCCTGGGGCAACGGCGGCACCATCGCCACCACCTCAGCCGGGGCTGGCCAGCCGGGCAAGCAGGTGCTCACCCTGTCTACCAACTTCGCCACGATGGCCTGCGCGGTGGTCGGCAAGAACCAGCTCGGTTTCGCCCGGGTGCTGTCCATCCCGCTGGTCATCTCGGCGGGCCAGGTGCAGACCGCCTACCGGCGCGCTGCCCAGCAGCGGCTCTACCCGCTCACCCTCTCGGCCATCTGCCCGTTCAACCAGATCACCTGGTCTGACCTGACCGCCGTTGCCACCAGCTAGGAGGCTGCAACTCCATGCCCAAGTTCAATGCCGCCGACGTGGTGGAGTCCCTGGAATGGGATTTCACCGCGGCCGGGGTCAAGGCCAAGGGCGTCACGCCCGAGCCCTCTGACCGCCAGATCGGGGACTTCCTGGACGGGCTCAAGCGCCTGTTTGAGGAAACCAGGGACCAGCTGCCCGGCGACATGGGCGACAGCCCAACGCCGGACCAGATGCTGGAGGCCATGTCGATGGTCACGGGCGACTCATACGTGAAGATGATGGCCGACACCGCGGGCCTGTTTGCCCAGCTGTGCAGCGACAGCCCGAGCCAGGAGCAGATGCTGGCCCTGCCCCTGCGGGTGCGTGTCCACTTCTACGGCTACGTGCAGCGCGAGGTGGTCAACCCGGAAGCCGGACCCGGCGGTGGGATAGCGCAGGTGACAAATCTGCGGTCCGCAGCCGCCGGGTAATCCTCTACCTCGCCCGCCGGTACTTCCAGCTCAGCCCGGCCGAGTGGGACGCGCTGGGCTGGGACACCCAGCGGGTCTACCTGGACGGGCTGGAGCAGGACGGGACTCTTGGCTACCAGGACGGCGAGGGAGACCTGCCCGATGGATTCACGCCGACTGTGCGCAAGGACGTGGTGGCCGGGTCCGACGTGATCGACCTGGCTGCGATGCGCAGCGAGCTGGAAGCAGAACGGGCGCGTAGGCAGGGAGGTGGCTGATGGCGTTTGACGCCGGGACCATCCTTGCCCACCTGGACCTGGACCAGGCTGATTTCGACCGCAAGATGAAGGCTGCCCAGGCACGGGCGGACAAGTTTGAAAAAGACCCGATCAACCTCAAGATCAACGAGGCGTTCAGCGACAGGGACGTAGCTGCCGCCCGCAAGAAGTTCGCCCAGCTCGATCAGCAGATCACCCGGGACGCCACCAGCCGGATGAAATCTGGCTCCGGCTCGGTGTTCGGCACCCTCATGTCCATCATGTCCGGGCGGCAGGTGACCGGCGCACCCACCGCGCAGCAGGCTGCATCGGGCGGGGCACTGGGCAGGCTGGTCGGCGGATTGTCCGGCGGCGGCGGCAGCGGTGGGGGTGGCGGCGGGCACAGCAATACCGGCGGCGGCAGCAGCGGGAACATGGGCCTGGGCAGTGGCCTGTTCCGCGGCATAGGGCCGGGCATCCTCGGGCTCGGCGCGCGGGGAGCCACCATCGCCGGGCTGGGCGGGGCGGCGCTCGGCGGGCTGCCCGCGCTGGCCGGGGTCGGTGGCGTGGCTGGGGTGGCCGGGATCGGTGCCGGGGTGGTTGCCGCCGGGGCCAGCACGCTGATCGGCTCCAAGAACGTCAAAGGCAAGCCGCCGACCCAGGGACCGCTGTATGAGGTGGCCCAGCAGGCTGGTGCCGCGCTGAAAGACGCCATGAAGCAGGCTGCCGCCGGGATGGAAGCCCCGCTCCGGCAGGCGTTCAAAATGATCCCGTCCCTGCTCAAAGGCCTCGCGCCAGCCCTGCACTCCCTGTTCGCCGGGGCTGGCACCCTGATCAAGCCGCTGCTGCTCGGGCTGGATGACATAGCCAAGATTGCCCTGCCGCTGCTGGGCCAGGCATTCCGGGCCGTTGCCCCGATGGTCCGGCCGCTGCTGGACGGGCTGGGCGGGCTGCTCAAAGGCATCCTGCCCGGCCTGATCGTGCTGCTGCGGGCCAGTGCACCAGCCATACATGCCTTTGCCGGGATCCTGGGCACCCTGGGCTCCGGAATCGGCATGATGCTCAAGGAATTTGCCCCCGCCATCAAGGCCAGCTCCACCATCCTCGTTGCCCTGGGTAAGGTGCTCGGCGGGCTGTTCCCGATCATCGGCAAGCTGGCCGGGGTGATGGCCCGGACCCTCGCGCCCATTTTCGTCACGCTGGCCGGGGTGCTCCGGGCGCTGGAGCCCACCCTGGTGATCGTCGGCCGGGTGTTCGCCGCCCTGGCCGGGGCCGTTCTTGGTGATCTTGTGGCCGCGTTCAGCGCGCTGGCCAAGCTGCTGATCATGATCCAGCCCGCCATCCGCATTTTCGCTAACGCCCTGTCGCAGGCGTTCAAGGTGCTGGAAAACAGCGGAGTGTTCGCCATTCTCGGGGACGCGCTGGAGGCCATCGTCCCGTCCCTGGCCAAGCTGATTAACCTGATGGTTAGCCAGCTGGCCCCGATCCTGCCGGTGATCATCACCCTGGTCAGCCAGTTTTCCACGATCCTGATTGACCTGCTGGCCGCTGGGCTGGAAACGATCCTGGGCGGCATCACCCTGCTGATCAAGCACCTGCCCTGGCTGGTGCCGCTCATCGCCTCAGTCACCGCAGCCTGGTGGCTGTTCAACCTGGCCCTGGACGCCAACCCGATCGGCCTGGTGATCATCGCCATCGTCGCGCTGGTCGGCGCGGGCACCCTGCTGGTCAAGCACTGGAAACAGGTCTGGGGCGAGGTCAAGCGGCTGGCCGCCGACGCCTGGAATTTCATATACAACGGGTTCGGCAAGTACCTGCTGCCGCTGCTCGGCCCGGTCGGCCTGATCGCGCTCGGCGCGATCGAGCTGGCCAAGCACTGGAAGACGGTCACCGGGCTGATCAAGACTGCCGCACACGATCTGTGGCAGTGGCTGTGGTCCGACTTCGGGGCCAAGATCTTCGGGTTTTTCACCAAGACCATCCCCGGCTGGTGGGATGCGTTCTGGGGCTTCACCAAGCGGCGGCTCATCCAGCCGGTGGAAAACGGGCTGGGTGCCTTGTGGAAGTGGATCCGGGACAACTTTGGTGCCCCGGTCAACCGTTTCTTTACCCAGACCATCCCGGGCTGGTGGGACTCGTTCTGGGGGGCGACCAAGAACCGGCTGATCAACCCGCTCAAAACCGGGCTGGGTGCCCTGGTCAGCTGGATACATGATCACGTAGTCACCCCGATCGGCAACTTTTTCACCCAGACGCTGCCGGACAAA